TAGTTTTCTAAAACATCACGAACAGCATTTCGGATATCCGAAGGATCATAATGTAATTTTCGTAAAAGTTCAGCAAAAGTTTCTGTGATCATTTGAATATCTTCAATTTCATCATCGGGTAAACTTTTTCTATCAAGTTTTACTGTTACGTTACTAAGTTCATCAACTGCACTCATCTTTACTGTCTTTAATTCTCTCATAAAATCTCCTATTTTATTTTAGGTGGAATATATTTCAATTCCACCTATTTTTAATAATAATTACCAACCAGTTTCTTCATCATCTTCAACGGGAGTAGTGTCACCCCATTCAGTAGTTCCAGTGCTAGAAGTCTTTTGTGTTTTAAATTCTTCTTTTTCAGATTGAGATTTTTTCATTGCTTCAAGTGCTTTATCCATTTTGAGTTCACTATAATCTTCACGATTCATTGATTTTGGATCTGCACCTGTAATAACGAATACTTTTTTATAAGGTGAAAAAACAGCTTCCATAGTATTACTTGAACCCCAAACATCTTCGGATGCAACTTCTTGTTTATTGCGCTCTGTTTCTAAGTTACCCCATGTTTTAATGAAAGTATAAGGTTTCAATGTTTTGAAGTTTTTCCCTAATGCGGAATCTCGAATAAAGAATTCGGCTTGTTCAACGCTATTGTAATTTACAATACTTCCATGAACATTTGCACCAAGAATTTCTTCACCATCTTTAACCATTTCCATATCCATGAAGACAAAAGTTTGAGTAAAGTCTGATTGCGGTTCAAAATCTTCTTCATCAAAATCAACATCTTTACATAAGGAAATTTGATTAGGAACAAGTTTAACACTTCGTTGCAGTTCACCATTATTGTTGTTAAAACTAGAATACTCTAATTTTCCTCGAACAAATACCGACATTCCATCTTTTAAGTGTTCATTGATATATCCACAAGCATCGAAAGGAACAAGATTTTTCTTATCGTTTACGTCATTTCCTTTTTCGTCTTTGGTTTTTTCAAGACCTAAGTTCATTCCAATTAAACGATATCCTTCTTTTCGGAAAGAATTACGGGATTTCCAATCCTGACTAACTGTTTTCTTATCATCTTTTGAATAAAAATATACTTTCTCTTGAGTCATTCCGTTGATAGATAAATAATGAACCCAATCCTTTGAAACCTGAACACCAAAATTGATCATTCGAAATGGCTTACCGTTTTTATCATTTTTTTCCTGATAAAAATTAGGTTTTGCCACTCCAGTAATTACACCCTTTAAGGCAAATGATCCATCGGTTTGTTCCAAGTCACCAAAACTTTCATGCGTTTTTGCCATACAATTTCTCCTTTAATTTAATAAAATTTTAAACAACAACAAATCAAATAAAACATCATTTTATTTATTATGTCAATTTTCCTCCTTTGTAAATCCAATATAATTATTATATACTTTTTGATACATTTTATAATGATTTGTTTTATTATAACCACAAGGTTTAAAAACCTCTGGACAAATACCATTTCTGTGAACACAAGGCTTTACACATAATCCAACTAATTCGGGTTCATAATCAAATAATTCTTCTAAAAATAAATTCCAAGCTTTTCTTGTTTCTGCTGAAGCATTTAAACACAATCTGGCACGACTTATATTTAAAATTGCTTGAAAATTTGCGCTACAACGATGGTTTACAGGAGAGTCTTGCGGTGCTTTCCTTCTGTCATACAGTTGCTGAATGTCGTTTCTTTGAGAAGAAACAAAATGTTCTATTCCCTGATGATGACGTACAAAATGAACACTGACCCATGATGGTAAATCAATCCATTCCCAAACAACTTTTAAATCTCTAATCGGAGAATGTTCTGCAAAAATCATTTTCTTTTTTAATTCAGAAGAAGGAATTTTATCAGATTGTTTTCTTTGTGTTGTAAGAGCGTTATTTCTAGCCCTTAACCAATCTTCTTTTGTTGGAGTATAAATAATATTTACTTTCAAACAACCTCCTTATTCATTATTAAAAATAATTCTTGAACCGTATTTATCAAATCTAAACGGAACATGTTTGACTTGTAGCATATGATTTTTCATAAATCTAAGTAAGTTTTCTTTGCTTTCATAGTCCCTCGTAAAAAATAATAAAAATCCATTTCCTCCAGCACCTAAAAGTTTACCACCGCTCGATCCATTTTGCAAGGCTTTTTCATAAACATAATCAATTTCTTTATTCGTAATGTTCGATGCAAGAGTCTTTTTTAATTTCCATGATTCATCTAACATACTTCCAATATCATAAACATTTCCTTTAGATAATTCATCATAAGCACTGTCACAAATATTGTACATCTGTCTCAATGTGTCGTTGTTTTTTTCTATATTTTTGTTTTGTTCCGATAAAATATCAGAAGATCTTCTCTGACCTCCAATATAAAATAACGTTAAAGAATCTTCTAATTTATTGACTGTATCTTGTTTGAAATTTGCTATAAAATTATATGGCTTCTTATATTGAAAACTAAAATGTATGTTCTGGAAACCGCCTTTAGCAACAATAATTTGATCTTGATATCCAATAGGTTTATTCAATCTGTTTACTTCAATATTTATAGCCCAATCAATTAAATGAGAAACATCAAATTCAACATTAGAATATACTGCTAAAGCATTCAACATTCCTACAAGAATAGAACTACTTGTTGCTAATCCAACTCC